TAGAATAATTTCAGATTGTGATTGGAGAAAAATTTATATGGAAAACAAAGTTCCTAAAGCTATAATTTATAATAAACAGATAAAGTTAGACTATAAAAATAGTAACAGTAAAAATGTCTTTGATTACAAGGCATATAGATTTACCTGCAATGATTATTCTTACAAATTAAACATATCATCAGTAAAAGAAAGTTAATGTCTAAATATTGTCCATATCTATTTTTGGCAGCATGTATAATGCCAGATAATAAAGTTTTTCCTTGTTGTCATGTAAGTTTAGATGGTAGAGAAGATTGGCAATATTTTAACAATCAAAATCCATTATATTTTGAATCTTTTATTAAATTACGGAAAGAATTGGCTGAAGGAAAGTCTCCTAAAATTTGTAGTAAATGTTGGACAGCAGAAGATATAGGACTTGAATCTCCTAGGCAACTAGCCATAAAGAAAACCAGTAAGTATATTATTACTCACGATGATTTAAAAATAAAATATCTTGACATTAAATTTGATAATTATTGTAATTTTTCTTGTAGAATGTGCAATCCTTGGAATAGTAGTAAAATACATGATAACATAAAAGACAATAATGATTTGGCAACTGTTTTTTCTACTACAGGAAAAATAGTTGATGCTTATAATTTTAGACAAGAAGATAAGTACATTTTTGTAAAAAAATTATTAGATGACGGTTTAGATTATTTAAAAGTGACAGGTGGAGAGCCTACTATAAACAAACATTTTATCCTTATTTTAGATTATTGTATAGAAAATAACATTGCAAAGGATATAACTTTAGATATTACAACAAATGGCTCAAAATTTACAAATCAATTATTATCTAAATTGATTAATTTTAAACAAGTGAATTATAATCTTTCAATAGACGGCAAAGATAAGGTTTATGAATATATACGCCATCCTTTTACTTGGAATAAATTAGTATCTAATATTGAAAAATTATTTGATTTTTATAAAAACGATACTAATAAAATGACAGTAAAGAGTTCGTGTATTGTTTCAGTTTACAATTTTCTTGATATACTAGATTTAGAAGTTTGGTGGAATAATATAAAGAAGGATTATAGATATTTTTCAATTGGAGATTTAGGTATTGATGTTATATTAAGACCGTATGATTCGTATCTTAATATAAGTAGTTTAGATAACGAGTTTATAAAAACTATTTTACAAGAAAATTTGCATATAAATGTAAGAAACTATTTAAGTAATTCTTTAAATAATAAAAAATGTAAAAAACAATTATTAAAGAAAAATATAAGTATGTTAGATAGTTATTATAAAAAATCGTTTGAGGATCATCTTAATAGTAAACTTATAGAATATATAAAAAGCGATTAATTTGAGATCAACACTACAAAGTCAGTAGTGCTGATTTCTGTCAGTGCAAATTAACCCATGTGCTTGATGCATAACCTTGAAATTTATCATCAGTTGAATTGTAGATAACCATTCCAGTTGTTGCTGTTAGTGCATCTCTCTCTGCAGTAGTAAAAGACCCAAATTGAACAAATCCATTTACTTTTGCGTTACCTTCAACTTCTAATTTTTCACTAGCAGTTGTAAAGCCACCAATATGGAGAGTTCCGTGAGATAATGTCACATATTCAGTGGGATCAGAACCAAAATTCTCTAAAGAATGACAAAGAGTCAAAGCTCCTGTAAATGCCTGTATATAACCAGTACTATGCTTCTCTGGAGTATCCTTTACACTCAGAGATTCAAATCTAATCAACCCTAATTTTTCACCGTGTTTCTTAAACACGTCTGATTCAGTGGATGCATTTGTATATTTGTCAGCAAAGGAAAGTGTATTATCTTCATTTATCAATCTAAAAATAGCATTGGACAGATCTGATGCTTGAACACCCATTTCTTGGGCTACTACTCTGTGAGCCATAATCCGCTGATTATCAATATTAATTATTATGGAGCTATCGGCAGCATATACATGATCTCGACTTGGACTTGGTGTTGTGATAATGTCAGTCGATGGTATACCAACCCAATGAAACCCGTCCCATGATAATACACTGCCTGGCACAGGATTAGGTTCTATATATGTATCTACTAACGCTTCAAGAGAGTTATTGGTCGGAGTCCAATGAAACCCGTCCCATGACAATATTTGATCTTGTTTTAATGATATTGAAGGATCTATCCAAACATCACTTAAATTAGACATATTTACTGAATCGTTAATCCATTGAGTACCGTCATATTTAAGAAATTCATCTAGACTTGGCGCTGGAACATTTACATCACTAATATTATCAAATACAATACTAGTTAGACTAATATGAGAGACATCAATCTGTTTATGTGTCCAAAAATCACCATCCCAAGTTAGTACTTCGTTTGGTTCTAAGGCTACTTCGTCAATCCATACGTCACTAAATGTTTTGATTGATGATGATCCTAAATTAATTTCACCAGATTCAAGATCAATTATTAAAGTACTGTCACTGGCTGAAATCTTAGTAGTTCCAACCCAACCGCCACTGTAAGAGAATTGTAGTAGAGAATAGTCTAAAGGAAGAGTATTGGTTATAGGATCAACTCCAAATCGTGCTGCTTCCCAAAATCCGTTTTGATATATTAAAGTATCACCAGGCATTGGGTTATGTGCGGCAACATCGCTCAATGAATCAATGGAAGTATAGTTTAGATTAATTGCTAAATCGTCAACATCTACTAGAGTTATTGAACCAGAAACAACACTAGCAGTAATTACTCCATTATTTCCATCGACAAGAAGACTGCTATCGTTTCCAAATAAAGATCCTCGATAATCTGCTAAAATAAAATCAGCATTCAACCCGCCTTTGATAGTTAGATCGCCGACAATATCAATATTTCCTACACCTGTAATATTATGATTATTTAAGTCTAGATTATTTCCAAGTTGTGGGGTAGGGTCGTCGAGGAGTGATGTGATACCTGTAACAAGATTACCGCCTACAGTTGATCCATCACCAACGTAGAGTTGTTTTGTATCAGTGGTGTAAAGAGGTTCGCCTTCAGCAAAAGTAATTGATTGCCTTTCAATGTCGAGCCCTCTTCTTAATCGTAATGCCATGTTTGCTCCTAGAGTAGTATTTCTATATATTTATCTATAAAATAGAAATACTACTTTTTTTTCTTAAGGAACAAATTGGTTCGTCGTTGAACATCTGTTTTTATTTTTTCAGTGTTCAACTTGAAGTTGATATGTTTAATGTCAGCTTCATATTCGTCAAATAGTTTAGTTAACGAATGCTCTACTTCTTCAGGATTTTCTTTTAGATCCTTTTCTTTCAAATCTATATCCCAAACTTTACCGTCATTAAACTGTACCTGTACGGAATCCAAATACCGTACAGGTATTACCTCAAGTTTGACATCTTTAAAAATTTCTGGCCAATGTTCAACAACATCGTCTGGAAGCTCAGTGCTATGCTTCCTCTGCACTCTTTTTTTCGTTTCCCCGTCGTTTTTTAGTAGGAACCAATGCTTCAGCTTGCTCACGAAGCAGTTTTGCTTCTTTAAAAAGTTTATCTGCTTGTGAACGATAATTAGCAGCAATCTGCTCGTCAGTTAGTATACCGTCCTCAGGGGCTTGTAGAGGTTCTACAGGTGCCTCTGCTACTGGCGTAGGTGTAACGGGCTCTGACGGGGCTTTTGCAGCTTCAGGTTTTTGATTTCTTGGTTGAGACGGATTCGTTATTGCTAAATCTTCTAGTGTGACCCCGCGTTGTTCGGCAATCAGTTTATTCAACTCGTCTAATGATATAACTGTATTGGCGTCAGGTGTCATCTCAATATCTGTAGTTGCATATCGTGACATCTTTCCACGAACGTGGAAAGCCTGTAACATATTAGCACCATCAGATAGATGTGTTCGCATCATCACATCAGCAAACTCGTCAGCAGCCTGGCCAGAATTTGATTCGACAATCTGCATTAGACTATCGTGATCGGCTGCATCTAAGCTCTCAGTGGAGACACAAACACAATGATTAGAATCATTTGGTAGTGTTTTGTATGCTACTACAACTTTTCTTTGGTTGTGTTTGAGTCGTCCAATATGTTTTAACATTACCCTGCCTGCTGAGCTTGCTGTTGTTGAGATACAACAGTCAAGAAATTTTCTAGACGAGAATAAGTTGTTCCAATCGCAACCATTTCATTTGGGCGGAATGCGCCACGTGAACTAGCAATGTCAATAATCTGCTTGATTGCAGCCAAGTCATTTACTGTAAGTTCTACGTTACCACTGTCTTCTGCTTGTTCTGCAGATTCTGGAGTTACTGTAGGTTGTGTTGGTGCTGTAGCAGTTTCTTCTGCTGGTTTTCTTCGGTTAGCCATTTTTTCTCCTTGTAAGCTAAAAAGTGTGTATATTATTTATTAGTATTTTAAATGAGGACAAGCTAAAGTGAAGTATGACAACTCTTTAGGTTCCTCAAAGCCAATATTTAAAACTTCTGCAATTCCTCTATCAATTGGATCAATTTTTAGTGTTCGTCCAATATAATATCGTCCTTTCAGATTATCGTGGATCCATTTATCCATGGATCGCTCTAAATTATAGTGTAATGGAATCGTCACATATTCAAAGTGAGCAGGCGCTGAGGACGCCTTTCTTACTCCGTAAAAGTTTAGCCGATTCGCTTTTCTTATCTTAAGCGGTTTCATCATAGTGTGTAGTAAATCCAAATGGTGCTTCAAAATTCTTATCGTGATGTCCGTGAATAACAAATATAGTATCGCAATAATCTGGATCACCCCAACTGGCCCACGGATAACCGTCAGTAAACATAATAAACTTCTTTGGCTGGAAATCTTCATTCTTCATATGTCGCCAATTCACGTCGAAGTCAGTACCACCGCCTCCCATGGGCTCATATGTAGTTATGTCTTCTCCGTTGTCAGAAGTAAATTCTTGAGTATTATAAATCTCAGTATCAAAGCACCATACCTTAATGGTATAGTCTTTATACTGCTCCATAATACCTTGTAACTCAGACAGCATGTCGCGTGCCTGCTCCTGCCCTATGGACCCAGACATATCTAAAGCAATAGCTACATCAATAGATTCATCAAAGTCCATGCCGGGCAAAATAGCACTTGAATGCCAATTCTTACGTGATGGACGGGAGAATGTATAGTCAGCCCTAATGGTGGACTGGATCTGTGTTTGGATAATCTCACGCCAGTTCATCTTAGGCTCAGTAAGCTCTTGGATGATACGCTTAATTTCGCCTGGCACGTTACCAGCACCAGCAGCCTGTGCTGCCTGGATCATAGACTCTTTGATTTCGTCTTTAATCTTTTTCATCTCCTCCTCAGACATTTGAGGACGCCCTTTGGATGGAGCACCATCTTGTCCTGGGGATGAACCTGAGCGGCTGTCTTTGGAATCGCCACCATCAGTCCAATCAACGTGCTCATCAAGCAATTCGCCTTCGCCATCACCAGCTGAGCCTTCGCCATTTTCTTCTTCTTGTTTTTTCAGATCATTATACACATCCTCAGATGTCCATCCATCGTATTTGAAGTCTTGGAAAATAGGGATTTGTGTAACTTTATGTCCAATGCTATCGCGAACCAACAAATTATTGACAATGTAGTCTGAAGCGATATTATATAAGCGTGGATCTCTGTCTTCGCGGCGTGTGAGGTGATCATAGACACAATGCATGATCTCGTGAGCAATAACAAACTCAATTTGCTTCTCAGTAAGCATATTGAAGAATTGAGTGTTGAAGTAAAGATGTCGTCCGTCAGTGGCAGCAGTTGGACACCAGTCGTCACAGTTTTCTATTTTAAGTCTAGTAGCCATGTTGCCAAAGAATGGATGACGTAATAGCATACCAATACGAGCAACAGTAATTTTCTCCTCAACCTCAACTCGCATCTTAGCAAGTTCTTCAGCTGACAAATCTTTTGGCTCAAAGCTGGATTTGCTAGTATCTATTGACATGACATCTCCTATGTGTTGTTATTATTTACTGTATATTTCTAATTATATAGGATAATATGACATTTGTCAAGAAGTTTTTTTGGGCGCTAATATTAGCGCCCGGTAGGATCAAGCTCCTTGAGCCTTGGTAATAATCTTACCATACTTCTCATGGAACTCGTCAAAGTTGTCGAGCTCGTCTGGATCTACTGGCAACTGATAAGTAGTCAGCGCCAACTTGACACCCATTACAACCAACTCGGGCTCATAGTTGTTCATCATAAATGACAGGAAGTTATCTACCTTAGTGTTGAACTTCTTATCATTCTTGTCGTTAGCCTCCTTGAGTTCGTAGCACAAAGAAACAGTCAGTGAATACATAGCACTGATCTCTTTGGATGTCATCTCGGTAACCTTGCCTTCGAGAATCTCAGTTGGGTTAGGCAAAGTAGAAGCAATCTTGCGATGTGCTTGGAATTTGATAGCAAGCCCTTCACCAATACAACCTGACACCAAGTCCATCATGGAATCTTCGTCAATCTCATCTTCGAGCAACTCAGATACAAAGGACCATGAGCGAGGTGTAGCAAATGAGCGTGATGATGACTTAGGATCAAAGTCATACAAATCTTTTTTGGAAAACTGAAGGAAGCCAACAACGTCCTTGTGGATCTTGTTAGTAACAGCCCAGTTGAACCAGTCATCAAAGCCTACAGTAAGCTCGAGGTGTACAAAGCGATTAGCGAGTGGGCTAGGCATGCGATATACAACGCCTTTGTCTGAGTCGCGGTTGCCAGCAGCAACGATAACCACGTTGTCTGGTAATACATATGTGCCTACACGGCGGTTGAGGATGAGCTGATATGCTGCAGCCTGTACAGCGGGCGCAGCAGAGTTGAGCTCGTCTAAGAACAAAATAATCTTATCGTGCTCAGCAGCCATGTCAGCGTCTGGAAGCTCAATTGGCGGGGCCCAAGTCATCTTATTAGCATTGGAGTCATAGTAGGGGATACCTTTGATGTCAGTTGGCTCCCAAAGTGACAAACGAACATCAATAACATGAGCGCCAATGTCGTTGCCAATCTGATGAACAACATCGGACTTGCCAATGCCTGGAGGACCCCAAATAAATACGGGGCGCATCTTTGTCATACAGTGCTTGATACGTGACTTAGCGGCATTTACTGATACTGTTCGTGTTACGTCCATGGTGTGTCCTGTTATGGAAGGTTGGAATGTGTAAGCCGTTTGCTTACTGTATAATTATAATTATATATCCAGTTGCACCAAATGTCAAGCATCTTTTTTATCTAAATAGACAGAAAATCCTCTTCGTGAGGATCTTCTGTCTTGTGGCAGAGGAACATATACATTTGTTCCATAATGCTTGACGATAGCATCCCGTTCTCGGTATGCTACAACTCTACCTTGGCGCAAGATGTCATCAAAGTTCAAGCCACTGCATTCTGCAAAGTGAATGATGTCAGCAATCAGTGCTGACGGGCTCTGTCCAACATAAGTTGATGACAATACTTCATTTAATCTATTTACGGAGTTTAGTTTGTGAGTTTCTGTCGCTTCCATTGTCTTAGTAAGCTAAAAGATTGATAAACCCATAGTAATGTAGTGTGTCTAACAGCATATCACCTGGGATGGGAATAATCATTGCTACAGATAGCATAATCTTGTCGGCATTTAGTTCAAACATTTTATTTCCTTACTGTAAGGTTGTCAAAAATATTTATAAGCTCAGTAAAGGTTGATTCAACTGGTGGCTCAGGTTGAAATGAAGTGCCATCGTGCTCTAACCTAGCATTCACCATATCCAACTCTTTAGTAGTCTGTTCAATATCTCTATGAAGCCTTTGAACAGCATCTACCATTTCAATATGCTGTTCAACCATAATATCAAGCTCCTCCTTGAGGTTTGCTTGTTTATGCCGTGCCTCTGCTCGTGTCATTATTGTATCTCCACTAGAGTTATCAAAAAGTGTAAGCTCATTACTTACTGTATAGTTCTAATTATAACAAGACATATTTCAAAAGTCAATCTTTTTCTTTCTTTTCTTTTCTGCGCTTTGCCCAGGCTTTTTTCTGTGCTTCAGAGCGCTTCTTTTTTGATTCTTCCTTTTTAGCTTTTGCTTCATCAGCAAGACGCCTTCTCTCTGTTTCTTGCTCATATGTAACGCCGTCTTCCTTTTGAAATTTAGTATTCAAACAAAGCTCGTCATCCAAATGCTTGCTGATAAGTTTTTCAGCAGCCTTGTGAGCCAACGTTTCGTCTTTATGCTTGCTCATAATTTTTGGGTCAAAGGCTGCTTTGCCATATTCTCGAATCATTCGTTTGAAAGCCCTCGAAGAACTGAAGTATCTTACCCACAAATCCTTCTCAGGCTTTACACCGTCATTGATATTTGTGCCTCGGCTACCAATGTAATATTCGCCGGTGTCTACGAATGTGATTTTATATACATATGATTTTATTAGCATATAACTATTTATAAAGTCAATCAGAGCATAAGCAAAAATAAGAATGCTGCTGTGCTACCATAGGCATATATGTATTTGTCGTTTGATTCTTCTCTAGGAGCAGGCTCGACAACTTCAACACCAGTTTCAATACGCCTATCTAGCTCACGCTGCATCGCCCTAGCGAGTTTTTTAGCATTGGGTGACGGTGTAGAGTTGTGTGTAGAAATCATCTCTTGGAGACGGGCATTCTGTGCATTCAACTCAGCAAGCTCATTTGATATTTCTTCTGATACTGCTTTGGATTGCTGTCGAACACTGGCAGGAACATATACATTCGCTGAATCTACAGGATCAGTGTTGTAGTTGTGCTCAGTAAAGGATAATACAGTGGCACGCTCAAATCCATCTTCACGCATTTCAAAAAATACATCACGGACTTGAACAGTCCCGGGAAGTTTTTGAGCATTTACTTTAGCAGCCTCTCGACGGGCCACCCATTTGCTTTTGCGCCATTCTGATACTTCTACAGTATAAGTAAATCCATCTTCTTCAAAAAATTCACCTTTAGACATCCAGTCTGGTTGGGCCATAACAGTAGTAGCAAGTATGGCACTGGCAAGGATTGCGGTAATGAAAGTTTTCATAGCGAGGTCCTACAGTGGGCAGGGCCGAAGCCCTGCAGGGTGGTGGTTAGGCTGCGAGTCGATTTAATAATTGCCGTCGTTCAGATTCTAACTTCTGAATCTCAGAAATAATTTTATCAGCTTCGTAGCGGGCTTGAAGATCACGTTGTAAATAAGAAATATCAGTTTCGAGGTTGATAATTTCAGTTTTTAGTTGGGCCTTAGTAGTAATAACAGTCATGACAAGCTCCGTAATGGAGGTTAAAAAGATGCTGGAATACCCAGCGTGATCCTACATTATTGTAGGAAAAATCTACACATCCTCAGGTGGATGTAGCTTATGCTCTATCTTTGTAATATATGTTATAAGGTGTTGTCCTGCCTTATACCATTCTTCTCTGTTAGCGTCTAACTTGCCAAAGTCTCTATAAATATGTTCGTCGTCCATATGCCATTTATCGCCTAAATGTTCAAATAGATTTTTTGCAATAGCACTTGTTTCAGCCTCATCGTCAAATTTTATTGCGTTTAAACCTATTTCAGGCATGGGCCAATCTACTCTTACACCAACCTGCGCTCTATCATGCTCAATAGATATGTAACCCATAAATGGACCACCATCTATTTCAAATATTAAAGTATGTGTTCCGTCTCTCTCTTCCTCAAATTTAACATCCCAGTCTTTACAAAATAGTTTCGCAAATTCTTTGAATACATTAAAATTTCCAGGATATAAATAATTAACTGCCATATATACTCCTTATTATATACTATTATTTAGCATAAGTCAATCATTTATATATACCATAAGTTTCTAAAAAATCTAAATATAATTTGTTTATCATTATATCTGTGACAATGGAAGGATCACCGCCTTTGTCTAAAATTTCTTGAAAAAATTGTTTTTTAAATTCAGCCTTTATACTTTCTTCAAGAATCTCTGGGCGTAACTGAATCTGCCAATATGCCATAGCACAGGACCAATTCGGAGGGCGCCAAAATCTTTCTGACATTGATTGTCTAACTTCAGACGCCATAATATCAAGAGACATATCATCCTCAAAACCTGATAGTAATCCTACCCTCATTAGGTAGCCACGTTCTTCAGAGGCTACTGCTCTGCAAGGATCTGCTCCTGGTACTGGAAAATATAATAGTCCAGCTGATACCATTAGCACTAACAATGCTTTTTTCATTTACACCTTCTATATTTCTTATTGTATGCTAGAATTTGCCAAAAGTCAATAACTCTTTCTTTCTTTCTCGCAATTTTTTGAAGCCAGGCATTTCAACCCAAACTCTTTTATGGGGACAAATGTAACCAGTCTCCACACGTCCTCTAATAACGATAGAATCAGGTACATCTTTATATCCGTTGATGCTGAGAACTAGAATCTCTTCAGATTTCTCAGGCTCTTCTTTACGGACACAATTCGCAATACCAAACGATTCGTCTAATATGTAGGCTTCGAGAAATTTATTAGTATCTGCGTGATTGTATAGCTTTACAAGCTCTCGAGCCCAGCCTACATATTTTACTTTCTTATATCTTTCGTACATTTATCCTATGTTTAGTTGTATTCCAAGTATTCAAGAACACCGTATTCATTTACGATTTGAACATATTCTACTTGAATATTAATGGGGTCTTCAGTTGTCTCAGTGTTAATAACAGATTTAGTGTCAAAGTTTATGTTTTCAATATCATCTGAAATAGTATTTACAACAGCATCATAACTATCTGCGGCATAAATTTCGTCAATAACCACAGACTTATTGTAATCTGAGTTTGCGTAATATGAGGTTATCTGAAATTGAACATGATATTTGGTGATAGTATTTTCAGTGTCAAACATTGGATGTCTCCGCAAAGTTGATAAAAATTACTGTAACTAATTCTAATTATAACGAATAGAATTCATTTTGTCAAGATCTTTTTCAACCTCAAGTGTTTCAATGTCCATCTGAATATCTTCTAATATTACATCTAGCTTGCGAAGCTGTTCTTGTGCTTCTCTAATACAAAAACCTAAGTCATCTTTGTCTCGTCCTTTTGGCATAGACTCATAAGTTTTGATAGCCAGCTTTAGAATTGGGCCTGCGGTAACCAACTCGTCAATGATTTCTTCAATCTCACTCTTTTCCATCTACATACTCTATATCACGCTTCATTGCTTTAGTCAAACCATACTTTTCAATATCGCCTGAGAATAATGTTAGTTCTAAATATTTTTTTTCATCAGTAACTAATATTTGATGCCCATTCAAAAAATATGGGCATGTAATAAATTTATCAATGAATAATATACTTTGAGTCGTATATACAAATTCTCTAGGCAGATTTACTTCAAAGAATCTAATCTCTAATTCGTCTTTTAGATGATAATATCCTTCTTCAGTAAGGCGCATTCCGCCTTCATCTTTCGTCCTAGTGTTTTTCCACCATTTACGAAAATATTGCTTTACATTGACAGGTGACACTGCGATGTCTGATTGCTTAAGAAATATTTTTGTATATGTTTTCTTATTCAGTGACATCCTCACCTTGTGTTAGTTTCACAACAGAAAAATCATCACACTCGAATAAAGAGTTTAGACGCTTTGCTAAATTATGTGCATGTCCTGGATTTGAAAACGATGTTTTTTTGTATTTTGGTCCAGGGTAATTTGTTATACTATTGAAGCTCTTTAGGTTGAATGGGTTTTGCTTATAGAAAACAGCCCAAATAGCTTCTGCTCGAAGTATCTGTTCTGATCGGTATGTTTTTTTGTCTATGCTCTCGAGTAGAACAGTTGGTTTGGGTCTTGACATTTATACTTCCTTTTTTATGCGTATATTTAGCCAATTACCAACCGCTTCCTCCGTCCATAGTAATTTTAATAGTTTGTTCGTCAGCCGCCTCTTGCTTCTGCGCCAATAAATCTTCTAATCTGCCATTAAGTCTTGCTAAAATTAAGCCTAGGGTAAATGTTATATTTTTTGCCTGTTGTATGTCTATTCTAATTTCTTTTTCGCGGTTGGCATCAGCGCTCTTTACCTGCTTAATGAAATTTTCTATTGGTATAGTATTTATACGCTCATTTTGCATTTGCTGCTCCTAGAGCAAGTTTTTGCTCAATTTTAGTCTTGTATGGACCTTTATATATATTTCTATTTAGCGTCAATAACTTTGGAAAATCTCTACGCAACCAGCCTTTATCAAACTTTACAATATAATACCCAGCGCAGAAATAGCTAGTTGAGTTTTCTGTTTTTGTGTATAACGGCAATTTTTTATGCACATCATACATAGCATTGTATGGCGTAGATTTTGTAGGATAGCCATAAATCTCTTTGACAATATTCTCTGTAATTTCCAAATCGTTGAAGATAATGTTCTTGCCTAACTTTTTAGATAAGTCTCTAGCATTATCATAAAAGGATGCTTTCCCGCCATCGCTCAACATAAATTTATTATCTGCGAATGTCAGAGTGCCAACCTTCTCTCCATCTTCTTCAAGTAACCAGAATTTGCCTTTCAATAATGCCTTAGCTTGTAAAATCATAATAACCTATTTTGTGTATTTTGCGTTTAGTGGGTCTGCGAATTTCTCAACATCTGATACAATACGATTGAGGTCCCATTTGTTAGCAAATTTTAGCAAACGAACGCCTACCTGTGCTACAGCCTTGGGTTCAACTTGTGATACTGTATCATAAATGGTTGTACGAATGTCATCTGGCTGCGCTGACAAATCAACGAGCGTGACATTTCTTGTATAGTCATCAATCACACGATGCTCAGTGCCTTCGTGATCCGTCCATCGTTGTAGCATAAGGTTATTCCAGTTGTAGCCTTTGCTGTTACGATCCTCGAATGCCTCAAGTAATCCAACTTTATTCTTAGTGCCTTTTCTACGAACACCTGGATACGCAGAAAACACATTGTCAGTTGGATCGCCTCTCATACATTTTTCAAACAATAGCCAAGCAGGATCTGGTGCTGGCTTTGCTTCTCCAGTCTTCTTATCAATAACTGGCTTGCCCTTGTCGTCAAAATAACCTTCGTGAGTAATAGTAACACCTGCAACACCGTTATACTGTTTGACATTAGGCGCAATAAGTTGTACAAAGTCGCTGTCTGTGCTGATAATGATATGCTCGTCCTCAACATGATTCTGAATCCAACCAGCAATCAAGTCATCTGCCTCAAGAACGCTATTATGTAGGACTGTTGTGTTTGTTTCATTTTGTAAGAACAGTTTGAGCTGATCCAGTGTCTCCCAAAAGGCTACATCTTCTATCTTTTGTTCTTCGGGTAGCGCCTCACGCCCTTCGTGACGATTTCGCTTGTAACGCTCATAAAAATCCTTACGCCAGCTACGCCCTTCTAAACAAATGACAACGTGATCCGCATTAAAATCTTGCCAAGCCTTCTTAATAGAAGCGAGCGTAATGTGTAAGCTCATACCAAGTTTCAAATCTAAATCACCACGGACAACGTGACGAGCAC